GTAGAAACTACCGCTGGTAATGCTGCTACTTCCGCTCAACTTACGTCCGAGCAAACAACTAGAGCGAGTGCGGATACTTCGTTGAGTAGCTCTATCACCACGCTGCAATCTACTGTTGGCACGAATAGCACATCGATAAGTACTCAAGCTTCCAGTATCAATGGCTTAGAAGCTAAGTATGTAGTCAAGATCGACAACAACGGCGCAGTAGCCGGATATGGGTTGGCGAGTACGGCGAACTCAGCAGGCAATATCGTAAGCGAATTCATCGTCAACGCTGATCGGTTTGCGATTATGCGGGGTGGGTCTAACACTGCTGCTGCAACCGTACCGTTTGTTGTGCAAGCAAGCTCTACGACGCTTAACGGTGAGTCAGTTCCCGCTGGCGTTTATATGGCTGATGCGTTTATTAAGAACGGCTCGATTGCGTCCGCAAAGATCGGCACTTTGAACGCAGATAAAATTACTGCAGGCTCTATTGCATCTGCGCGTATAGCCGCGAATTCAATCGATGCGTCTAAATTAAACATCGATAACTCGTCGCTCACGTCTAGCGTTGTTGGTGGTGTACCAACACTCCAGATCGGTGCAGTAAATGTGAACACCCTGACGGGTAACAGTATCAGTGCGACGATCATGTCTGGTACGACTGTTTATGCGAATAGACTGACGGGTGACGTAAACAAGCTACTGCCGTTTCGATCTACATCTTCAGTTTCTTTTCGGGGTAACGCAGCGTCGGGTGGCGGGACTGTAGTGGTCACAACCCAACAACTTCCCGCCACAACGCACCTAACCGTGGGTCATAAGCCGTTTGCTTCCGTGACCGGCTGGTACGACTCGACAAACGGTAAGACTTACTCGTTCAAATTATATATGCAGCTTGGTTCAGGCTCGTACCAACTTGTCGGTGAAACCAGATTCAAGGCCAACACCAATCTCTACGCGCAGTTTGCGGTCAGCGGTTCGCTCTCTACTGCAACAACGTCAGTCGTCAATTTGAAATTAGAGGTCACGCGCACAGGTAGCTCCGGCATTTTCGACAGCGATACTTCTACAACTGTCGATAACATTTACGAAGTTTCCGGTTTCATATTGGGAGCACGGTGATGCAGCAGTTTGTGAAGTGGGATCACGACAACAACAAGATCCTATTCGGGCCGCAGGGAATAAGTGGAGACGGCGACAACTGGTATCCCATCGATGAAGGGCCAGAGATCGTTAATCCACGGACACAGGTTCGGCAGTTTGTTTTTGACGAGTCTTCGCAAACTGTGGTCGGCAGCATTTCTGGTGACCCTGTATTGACGTGGGAACAAGTACGAGCGGCGCAATATGGCATTCTTGAAGAGCAACTCGACATGCTTTGGCACGACATCAATAACGGGGCGCTCGACAAGACAGGGACTTTTTACAATCACATAAAAGCCGTCAAAGACGGCGCACCAAAAAATTCATAAGCCATGATTATTGAGAGCGTAGCGGCGGCTTCAGCAATCCTGGGATCGATAAATAATCTGATCAAGCAGGCTAACGAGACTGGGAACGGCGTGCATCAGGTGATGGGCATGATCTCGGACTTTGGCGAGGGACTGACTCAGTTCGAGATAGACCGCAAATCCAGCACGTTCAAGCAGCTATCTCAGAACGACCTCTTCCGTATAACTCAACTGCGTAAGCAACAGGAGCGATATTGGAAAGACGTATCAGATCTGTTAGCGATGTTAGACCCAGAGATGTTGGCGAGTTTCAATCAAGCCAAGGCGGAGCAGGAGTCTAGAAGGCAAGAGCATTTACGAATGTTGGCCCTAAAGAAAAAGCAGAGGGATCGACTCGTAAGTCAGGTGCTCGTCGGCTTCACCACTTTGATCGTTGGTGGAGTCCTTATCGGCGGCGGAACGTGGATCTTCATCAGGGTCTACATGTAATGAACTGGGATTAACGATGGCAGCAAAACGACTTGAAGAAGGCTCGATATATGCCGACAAGGATCTAAATTCCGACGGTGTCGTGAGTGACTCAGAACTAGAAACCTCAGAGAAGTTGCAAGAGATGCAGTTGGCGCATGAGAGAGCAGACGCTCAGCGTGCAATGAGTTGGTTTGCACTTTGGGGAATGCTTCTTTACCCGTCTCTGGTGGTGGTTAGCGAATTCTTTGGTATGAATCAAGCGGCCTCGATTCTCGGTGATATGGCTGCGGTGTATTTCGTGTCTGTCGCAGGCATTTTGGCGGCGTTCTTCGGCAGTCAGGCTTGGTCAAATAGAAAATAGGAGGTGCATATGCACAACGGTAAACAGTGTCCGCTTAACGCTCCGCCAACTAATACAAAGAAGATGGCGAAGAAGAATTACCCAATGCGGGGATACAGCAAAAAGAGGAATGGCTCATGAGAGTACCAGCACCTAAGGGCTATCACTGGATGAAGCAGGGCGACGGCAGCATGAAGGTGATGAAAGACCCCAAAGAAGGCTTTAAGAAACATAAAGGTGCCAGCAAGTTCGCTAGCTTTGCTGTGCAAAAGACGCACGGTAAGAAATAGTGGACGTCAGCATGACAACAGCGCCTGCACCTGCACCGGTTAGCTGGAAGCAAGTAGCTGTCCAAAAACAGGAAGTGCTGCGTACCGGCGGCGAGGGGCAGCTGATTAAAGAGGCCAAAGAGACCATTCAGCCGACGATCTACACGGCAAAAGATGGTCGAGTAGAAGTACAACAGCTTGCTGCTTCAACAACACTCAATCTATTGGTGTAAGACATGGCACGAACAGACGAGCCTAAATGGAAACGGATTGTTGCGTCGGTAAAGGCCGGTTCAGCCGGAGGAAAGCCGGGACAGTGGTCGGCGCGTAAAGCTCAGATCGCCACGCAGCGTTACAAAAAGTCCGGCGGTGGTTACTCAGGGCCGAAGACCAAGGCACAGAAATCACTGTCTAAATGGACAAAAGAAGAGTGGGGAACAAAGTCGGGGAAGAACTCAACACAGGGGTCAAAAGCAACAGGTGAAAGATATCTACCAAAGAAGGCGCGCCAAGCTCTGTCTGATAAGGAGTATAAAGCCACCAGTGAAAAGAAGCGAAAAGACACTAAAGCCGGAAAGCAATTTTCCGCCCAACCCAAGAAAATAGCGAAGAAGACTGCTCGAGTACGGAAAGCCAGCCATCGCCCTAGAAGGCGGCAGTAAGTGGGTCATTGACCCAGTCCAGTTTAGACTAAATTATAAAACTTAATAAAATCATAGACTTAAAAAAGTGGGTCTTTTCCCCCCAGCCTCCCGTAACCTACTGATTTATAAGCATTTTATATTGTATGGCGGAGAGAGAGGGATTCTCTCCGCGTACTTTGTAAGTCTATGTTTTTACTGTTTATTATATTACAGTCGCAGTGAATGACCCACTAGTGACCCACATGCCCCAGATACGCCCTCGTCCTAACGGCAGCTACCAAGCTATAGTCCGTAAGGCTAAGTACCCTGATCAACGCAAAACCTTCAAAACTAAGTCTGCTGCTAAGGCTTGGGCTAGGAAGGTTGAGATGCAGATGGACGAAGGCACGTTCATAGATGAAAAAGAAGTAATTAGCCATAAGCTGTCAGATCTAATCCACAAGTACATCAAAGAGCTAGAGCCTGTGAAACCAGTACTAGGGTCTAAGCTCTCGAGCCTAGAGCGTATGGCCCGTGAGTTTGGTGCTGACACACTCAGAGATCTCACACCTCAGTACCTGCTCAGCTACGGCAAACGTCGTCGGAAGACTGTAACAGCTTCGACATTGCAGAAAGACATGTCTTATCTCAAGCAGGTGATCGACTACGGCATCGTAATCTGGAGGCTACCAATAGCTGCTAACCCTGTGGTTGTGACACAGCCCACACTTGGTTCTCTGAAGATGGTTGCTGGCAGTAAGCGCCGTACGCGTCGGCTGCGAGAAGGCGAATGGGAAACGCTGATGGCTGGGGTAGGCAGGCAGCATAATTCTGAGTCTGGTAACAACTGGCTAAGCCCTATGATTGAGTTTGCGGTTGAGTCCTGTATGCGGCAGGGCGAAATTCATCGCTTAACTTGGGACGATGTAGACTTTGAACGGCACACCGTGCGCATACAAAGCAGGTTATGGGACGGTTATAAGAAGGGGCCGACTGATATAATACCTATGCGAGAAGGCTTGAGAGAGGTGCTCCTGCGTGAATTTGAGAAGGTTGGCAGGGTAACCCGTAACAGAACGCGGCTACCAGAACGGGCTAACCATGTGTTTGGCAAGCCAAAGAGGGCCGGATCAATTTCAGACAGGTTTGCTAGAGTGGCAATTAAATGTGGGTTAAGAGCAGCACCAATTCCTGGTGTTAAAAGCGAAGCAACCGAAGAAGATTTAACTTTTCACGATCTTAGGCACGAGGGCATAAGTCGTCTCTTTGAAGATAAAGAAAAGAATTACAGTGTCCCTGAAGTTGCCGTCATATCAGGCCACATTAAATGGGACACACTTTCAATTTACACCCAGTTAGACCCAGAAAGATTTAATCACGAGGGTCGTCACCCATAGCAAAGCGGGTGTACCAAATAGACTTCTGGAGGTCTTGGGTGGCATCGTCTTTCTTTCCGGCACGCCATTGGTATTTAAAAGAAGCAAGGCGGCAGTAGGTTTCGACGGCCTCGATACCAAAGGCTGCGATCATGGCGTCGATGCACTCAATGTCGCTTGCGGCATAATGCGCAGGCGAAAAAACCATATCGTGCCTAGCCACCGGCTGACTGTGGCTCTTTCATTTGAGCGGCAATGTAATCGGCAACACCGTCTGTTGGGAACAAGTAGCGCTTGCCACTGCGCCAGTGTGGGATGCCAAGCTCATCACGATACAGCTTGTTGTATATCGTTTGCTTGTTGGCTTTGACTAAGTCAGCGAGTTCATCAACGGTCATAAACGCGCCGTAATCTTCTCGAAGTGCTTCGTGCATGTTTTATCTCTAATGCTGATAAATTGTATACTTTGTACTAAATGATACGACGTCTGTATAATATCCACATCGATACTAAATAACAACGCTTACGTAAATATGGCGATGATGGGTTTTATCGATGTAATGTCGGACGCCTTAGCGGCTTTGGGTAGCATTTCTTTAGGTATGTATTGGATTTTCCACTCGCCTTTCCAACGGATCAGGTATATGGCGCGGCGTTGGTATTTTGCCATGCCAGACGTTCTTGGCACCGCCCAGATCACGGTGTCAATAAGCTGGTTGCCAGTTCTTGGCTTCCCTAAGTTATTCCAAGTTTTTTTACTGATCATCTCTTCAGTAACTCGATACAAGTCTGCGGGTTTTGCTTTATACAATGGCGCAACCGGAACGCATTGGTTGTTGTTTGTCTTCAACACAATGCTGTCAGGGTAATCTTTACCGTAATCGGGATCGATGTCGTAAGGACTGACTTCAAAGAAGTTTGCTAACTTCCACACAGTGGGGTCACTGAGCTTGTTGATGTTGGCAATGTAATGGCTAAACAGGCTTTGATTCCAGCCTAATGCTTTAGCAGCATCATTCTGAGTAATCTTTTCGTTTGCTTTCTTGTTAAACCATAGTCGACGTAGATTTTGGACTGCTACGGGCAGTTGATCTTCGGTGCTCATGCCGAACCTGTCTCCTCTCACTTTACGTGCCGTCGCTGGCAGGAATAGTTACGCTATTTGTTATCCAGTCGGCTATGTCCGGTACAGATAGCGGGGTGGAGAACGATTTTTTAGTAAATCCAACATCGACTTCAGCTGGGCTAAAGATCGATGCTCCGTTTTGATGCGCCACGATAACAGCGCAGTGCAGATGATACTCAATTAGTCTATTTAGAAACAAGCGTTGTTGCTCAGATAGGCCAATTTTAATCCGGGTTGTACTTTTTTTAGGTAATGAGACGTATTTGTATTCAACGAATAGTGTACCGGCGGGGCCAGCATACCAAGCATCTGGTACCCCGCCTGTATACGTATCGTGAATCTTCCACCGCATTACGTCGGGCGGAAGTTTACGATGCACAGCCCGAATGAAACTGTGCTCGTTCACTTGCTACTTCTGGTGAGCCTTGAAGACTTCCATAGCGTAGTCGTAGTCATCCTTCTGTGCCCAGCCTACGTTCTCGACTTTCAAGTTTGCAAAGGTGTTCCCTTCGTAGGTCTCTTTGAAACTGATCATCTTCCACAGGCAGGCGAAGCGATCACCGCCTTTCATCTGGATCTCCGTGTTCCAAGCTTTGGAAGCACGCATCTTCGAGCGCGTCAGATCCGTGAGGGCTGGTGCTGATAGCTCACCAGTCTTGGGATCTTTCACGATCAGCAAATGAACGTGGGTGTACTCAGGATTAAAGTCCTCTTCAGCGCCTTGTCCTTCGTGGACTAGGTCTGCAATACGCTGCCGTGCTTCAGCTTCAGTTGCGAACTCACCAAAGAATCCGCCGCCTTTCTGTCGATCTTTCCAGATCTTGTAGCTGGCAGTGAAGTTGACGTTCAGGACGTACATCTCATCTCCGTAGACTTCACCCGTAGCATCGTTGACGAAGTTACCGTTCTTGGCACCGTCAACATACATGGGCGATTCTGGATCAATTTCTGATGACATCTTCTGCATCATCTTGATCCGTGGGATTTGAATCTCTGCACCGACATTTTCGTTACCCAGACCTTGATCTAGGTTGATGTGGGCAGGTACTTCCAACGCTGCATCAGCAAGCGCGAGTGCTTTATTAGCCATAGTGGCTCCTCTTAGTTACTTAGTTGTTGGTTCTGAAGTTCAGTTTTGTGAGTTCGTGCATCTCGACTCCAGGGATTGCTTCGCCTTCAGCCGTGAGTTCACGGCAGGCTGCAGCAGATACACGTCTGTGCAGTAGGTGGAGAGCTTCGTTTTGAATCACATAAGGGCCAAAGGCTTCCCAGTCTGTGACTTGAGGCATCATCTCCGTAGCTACTGATATGGTTGCGTTGTCTGTTGCTAGTCGCTTCAGCCCAATGCTTTCCATTCCTTGGATCAATGACCGCTCCAGCTGTTGCTTACGCTCGTTGAGCGCAGACAGCTGGTCGTTCAGACCCTTAATTTGTTGTCTGACATCGGCCAGTGCGTTGACGGTCTCGCCGTCGAGGCTAGTTACTGCTGTTGTATTCATGCTTGTACTATTCGTCCTTGTGCTCTTGCCTCTTGGGCGTATTCGATAAGTGTTTTGGTGGGTTCCCAGTGCAGGTCACGTTCAATGCCTAAGCCAAACGGCAGTCGAACTGACGCCAGTTCTTGCATGGAGACAGCCCCCACCTCCGGTTCGCCCATGCCCAAGTCACACAATCCAAAAAAGACAGCGTTACCTTGTTCAATGCTGCCGGATTCAATTTCGCTGATTAGCCACGTACTGGAACCCACTGGGCTGAACAGCTTCAGGTACGGCTTACGAAACTTTTCGTGCATCTCGTTGTTCTTCAGTAGCTTCTTCTCTATCTCTTTTGTGATCAGCTTCATGCTGTTTTCCTCAGGTGATTTAGGTTGTTAAGAATCGTGAGCAGTTCGTCCATGCGATCCAGCTTGCCTTCCAACTTGTCGTACACATCGGTCTCCCATGTGTTAGCAGCAGCGATACGAATGACTTCAGTACGCTTGGTCTGACCAGCACGGTAGATACGACGGTTGAACTGCTGATAGTGCTCAGCGTTGTAAGTGGGGCTGGCCCAAATGATTGAGGTAGCGGTAGTCATCGTCAGGCCATGACCAGCTGACTGCGGATGACAGAACACCACCTGTAGTTGCCCAGCCTGCATACGCTCAACTATGTCGACGCGCTTGTGAGGTGGTGTGGTGCCGTCTATGACGCCGTATCGGATACCGCGCTTGTCACACTGCTCAACCAGATGCGTCTTCTCATGCGCCCAGTTGAACGCCACAAGGCTATGCGCACGCTCTTCGATCAGCTGCATGACGAGGTCATAGCGATCTTCATGAACGCCAATGACGTTGCCTTCGTTGTCGTACATTGCACCAGTACAAAGCTGTAGTAGCTTCTTGACCTTGGCACCGGCATGTACGGCGTTGATCGTGCCTTGACTGGTGTGCAGTACCGAGTCTTCAGCCAGCACCGCGTACTGATTCATGATCGTGCGGGGCAGGGTGGTCGTCAGGGTAGACACCGTCTGCTCTGGCATGTCGATACATTCTTCTAGCGAGTAGCGGATGTTGAGGTCATGTAAAGCTGCAGCCACGATCTCTTCTGCGTCATCGCGATCAATCCATTCGTTTGCAAACCCGTTGAAACGACTCGTGCAAACGCTGGCGCGAAACGGATAGAACCGTTTACCCAACCGTTCACCGTCATCGATGAGTAGCGTGGGGTGCCAGATGTCGAGAATGGTATTGCTGTTTGGCGTACCGGACATTGCTACGCGGTAATCAAAGCGGCTAATAATCTTGGCAATGGCTTTGCTACGCGCGCTAGTGCGGTTCTTGAACGCCGTGAACTCGTCAATGCAGATGGTGTTGAACTGGGCGAGTGCCAGTGGGTTCTTAACCAACCACTTCACAGCTTCGTGATTTGTAATCACAAGGTCTGTGTCTTCAGCAAACGCCTTAGCGCGGTTCTTGGCGAAGGCAGTACTGTAGGTCAGGTTAGGCTGGAACTTGTCAATGTCAGCCCCCCACGACGCTTGCAGGATGCTGAGCGGGGCAACCACGAGCATACGGCCTTTATCTGCAGGTAGCTGAGCATAGGCGTCGATGACGCTGCGGGTTTTACCGGTGCCGGGATCTGAGGTAATCAGGCACTTGCGCTTTTGCACAATGAAGTCAGCGGTTTGAGTCTGATGAGTAAATGGTTTTTGCATAATTAGTTTATTAGTTAAGGATAGAATGATACAACTTGTACTAAAAGTTAGTCAAGAAAATCATCAAGGATCTTTTGCCGATAGACCGCCTGATCTTCTCGGCTCATCTTGGTAATGATCTTGATGTTGGACTTTTTGATTTTGTAGGTTTGCCAGAATGCAGCTTCTGGTGGGTCAGTCTTGAGGGCGTACTCAACGGTGGTGCCGTCCTCATTGGTATAAAACATTTCCATCTCACATGCCTCTGACCATCAACAAGGCTTGGTCGGCATTTTCTTTGATGCCTACCGTCGCTGCCTTGGAAAAATTGACCTGTGTGTCACGATTTGGTGGCGCGCCAGTACGCCAAATTTCTACATGCAGAGCTTGGATGGCAATTGTCTCCATGAGTTTTACCAGTTCTTCTTTATTTGTTTCCATACATCAATCCTCCTGATTGTTTGTGGGGGTTCCACGACCCCGGCTAGCCTCAGTCAATCTGGCACGGGAGCCAGATCTGGGTTGATAGAAACCAAGCCGAGGTCGCGGAGACGGTTAAGTGACACCCCATTCGCAAGCGGGTTCGTCACCTTTTTTGTAGTGGCACCATCGGCAGTTATGGCTACTAGGCTTCGGTTCGTATTCAGTAGCGGTGGTCATAGTGATAGCGCGATGATAAAAGCCGGGGGCAAATGCCATCGCTTCTGGACGGGTGAACTGCTTGATCGTGGTCTCACCCTTATCGAGATACCACAGTTCTGCTTGTGCAAACTCTAAATGCGGGTATCGAAAGAACGTACCGATGGCATAGAGCAGGCACTGCTGTGAGTGGGGTATCTCGTTACCCCACTTTTTACCGGTCTTGTAGTCGATCACTCGGCAGGACTGTTCGTCTTCCAGTACCAAGGCGTCGAGCTTGATGCGTGCCCACGTATCAGGTTGCATCCAACCAACAGGTGACCAGTCCAGATTAAATCCCCACTCACCTTCGAGTTCGACCTTTGCATCAATATAAAGTTTGCGCAGTTGATGAAACTGATCTTCAAACTTCTTCAGGGTTTGCGGCATCTCACCGAGCTTACCGCACACGTAGTCTTCGGCTTCTTGATGGATGTCTGTGCCACGTTGAGCAGCAGGGCTAGAAGGTTCCTTGATCTTCTTCACACGGCCTAGATACGTGCGGTACGGACACTCCTCGTAGACCTTGAGTGCAGAGTATGACCAAGACGGCGTGAGGCCCAGCTTCTCAGGCTTTGCTGTGAGACGTTCTAGGTCGGGTCTGTCATCTTGTGTTAGCTGCATTGCCGGTCTCAATAAAAAGTGGGACAGGGCAGTAGGGTTGGCCTACTCCGAGCGTCCGGTTGAGGCCCCCCATTACTGGAGGGCCATATCCCAAAACTGTTTGCGGTGATCGATACGATTGACGCTGATAGACAGAAGCTAACAGTCTTCTGTTGGGGCACGCACTTCATCGCATCCGTTCTTTTTGCCAATGAGAGTTGGCGAAGGAGACGTCGGACGTCACCGCTCCCCCGACGTTTGTGGCCCCATCCAAATCGTATATGTTGTACTAAATATACCTAAGCGACTAGCTTTTTGTCGGCATCGGTAAAGTAGTTTTCGATCACTTCAGCGCGGGCTTCTTCGGACAGCTGCCAATCAACCTCGACACCACGGATGGGGCTGATGTCTCGGTGTGCGCCATGCTGACGCTTACGGACTTTCGCTAAGCCATTGCGTTCCAGCCGCTTAGCAAACTCTTTTTGATTGAGCCGTGGGTTCTGTTCAGTCAACGCATGAAACACTACGCGCAGTGATTCGTCTTTGATGATCATGTACGGATCGCTGCTTCGCGCTACCCAGTTTTTAACGAAACGCTGTGCCGACAACACATCGCCAGACCCCATGAGGTTGGTGGTCTCGACTTGCAGTACGTCAGTGAAGAACTCCAAGTTGCCAGTCTTCAGCGCAAGACAGAAGTCCTCAAAGACGGACATGCTCACATGACGCATCTCGGTCTTGGCATCGTTGTTCACCGGTATACGCACCAGACGCTCGTCTACTTTGAACGTCTGCAGATAGCCCGCCAGCATATGTAGCTCACTGTCGATAGCATCAAGATTAGCCAGCACCTGTGGTCTGGCGATCTCTAGCTTCTCTTCTTGGCGCGGTGCCACGTTGTATCGGCGGTCACCATCCTCGATCTTGACTGCGTCCAAACGGTTAGTGAGGAAGATAAAGTTCGTGAAGTTACTGACTTCCGTCTGGTTTGAACGCATCGCACGAATAGTCATTGTGTTCTCTGTAATCTGATTCTTGAGCTTGTCGGCTATCTTGATCGTGCCTTGACTGGCGCTCGACATATGAAACTCATCGACGATCAGGAAGAGAGCAGTGCGCATGAACAAGTTAAACTGCTCTTCGATATTCTGCAGTGCCTTCATCGGGACGTGCGACTCACCGAACAGTGGCCTGAGTATGCGGCTGTAGAACAACCCCTTGCCGGTGCCTGGGACACCAGTGAGTACCCAAGCGGTACCGGCTTTCTTGCGTGTCTGGTAGATATACGCCAGCCAGTTGATGAACCGCTCGAACTCTTCGTCGCCGTTACCCAAGATGTGGTGCATCAGGTTGTAACTGAGCGGACACTTGCTTTGAATCTTGACGGCCTCGCCTAGCCCGAGCCCTTTTTTCGGCAGTGTCGCGTTCAGCATGTAGTCAGTCTGCCGATACATATTGATGTAGAACGGTGTTCGATCTAACTGCACTGCCTCTTGCTGCTGCGTCGGATCGAAGATCACACGAGCATCCGGGATGAAGTCAGGCGACGGACGTCCGTGCGACTGCATGAAGTTCTCAACCGATGTCTTAGCCAGCGGTGTCAGCGGATAGTCATCTCGAAACTGCTTGAGGTTTGGATCGAACAGCCCTGCGTAAAAGATGTCAGTGTAGAAGTCACGGATGGCGATAGGCACTGGGGCCTTACCACTGTCTGACATGTGCTCATCAAACATCTCAAAGATGTTGAGATAAAAGTCTGGGTCTGCTTTTTCTATCTCAAAGATTGGTTCGTCTTTGAAATTGTACATGTACGCTGGGCTTCGCAGATCAAAGTAGTACGCGCCCGAATCACCGCCGTTGATGTTGCACCTGATGTAAGGCGCATTGTCGGTACTCGAAACAGAGATGGATACTTTGTCTGGGTTGGTCAGCACCTCTTCGTTGTGATGATTGACCGGCAGTATCTTCAGTCGTTCTTTCTTCTTACCCATACCAGCGTCTTCACGCAGCTTGTCTTTCACCGCGCGGCTTACAGTAAACATTGCTTCGCGGCTGATACCGCTCATCAGCGCAGCCAGATCAAAGCGATCATGGCCTTTAGTTACCAGTACGATGCGATCCGAGTCATCTGCGAATGGGTTAACCGCACCGTTGGTAAACACTGGTGGTGCTATGAAGACTGTCTTGCTGTTGTCTGCAACGCTGGTGTCGACGACATACTTCAGTGAACTGCCGTTGACTGATAGTTCAATCTGATCACAGAACAACGGGTCTGCGTGATTCACATGCTGAAGCCAGAGCTTCATTGTCTTCGGCGGTACCGGCACCGTCAGTAGAAAGAACAGGTGCAGTGAGTACACGTCTGGCTTCATGCCAAAGCTACTGCTGGCTTGAACCACGTAGCTAACATTGTGTAGTTCCTCAGGTAATGAGTTCACAACAATGTTAGCTATGTGTTCCAGATGCACACTGGTGAGCGGGCCACTGGCTGCGGTGACGTTTGGTATAGTCAGGCCATCGATGTCGAGTACCAACAGTTCACTGTACGCGCCACGATTGGTTTGGCCTTTGCGAGATTCGTTCTGCAGTTCTTTCTTTAGCGAGCCTTTGAGTAGGCAGTGCCCAAGCTGTGCTGCGTCTGTGATTGTTTGGTGTAAGTCTTTGGTGTCGTTTATGTCAACAGTCTGGCTGTCAACAAACGATACAAAGGGATAGGGGATTGTTACGGCCCCTTGAAATTTTTTGGTCAGTAGAGTGCCGTCTGATGCACTGAGTAACGTAAGCGATGTCATACTGCTTCGTCTCTTTTTCTTTTATGTATAGTGCAAAAATATTATAGGATGTACTATTTCACTTCAATAGGATTATCCGTTTTCCTCCTGATGGTTACGGTTTCGGGCGCTTCAAAGTGTAGTTTTACTGCTGAATTCGTCGTCTGATTTACGGTAATAATTACCTCTGTTCCATCAGGCATCGTCAGCACGACACTCTCAGATGTTCTACGTGAAACAATCAATGAACTCATTTTGAATAGCCAATGTCCCATCCGCCTTCGGCTTCCAATGGTAACTCACTCGCCCATGCAGGAGGAGTGCGCATCACATCGATCATTGTCTGTAGCTTTTCTTCAGGGTTGCTTTGATCTGCAACGGCAATTATCTCGTCGTGTACGGTAAGTACAACATTGAAACCATCCAGTGCTTGGATCGCTAGCATCTGATCACAAATGATTATCCTTGCCAGTGCTTGAACCACGTTCTCCGTGATACGCCCACCGTAGGTCTTAACCAATTTGTTCATTGACTTGTACGCCAGTCCATCAGGCGTCATCTGCAGGCATGGATACTTGAGGGCCATGCCATTGGGTAACTGGATTGCGTTGTGTGTCGCTTGCACACATTTGTGTGAGATACCAAAGCCATCGTCGGAACGCATGGTGCGTGACTGTCTGAGCATATTCTCAAGCGCTACCCAGAGCTTTGGTATGTAAGCAAAGTCAGAGCGGTACTGACGCACGACACTCAGTGCTTTATCAAAGTCGATCTCAATTCTTTCGGCAGACTGCTTGAGTGTGGCTTGGAACTTTTCCGGCCCCATGCCATAGCCGAGTCCAAGCACAGCAGTCTTACCAATGAATCGCTCGACGGTATCTGCCTTCGTGATCTCACGATCAAACACTTTGCTGGCAAACTCACAGTACACATCGACGCCAGACCAGTAGTAGCCAAGCAGATCGTTCTGATCAGCAAGCCATGCCAACACCCGTGCCTCAATCTGCGACAAGTCAGCAACGTAAAGGTAGTGACCTGGGGGTGCTTCTAGCGCTGTTCGTAGCTGACTGCCACGAGGTAGGTTCTGCAGGTTGATCTTGTCAGTGCCACCAAACCTGCCGGTGTGCGCAGCGTAGTAACGAAGGGGGGAGGGGAGCTTTCCGCCGCACGCACCGGCACAGTTGATAAAGCGTTGTGCTCTGGTTTCATTGAGCCGACTCTTTACTGCTTCTCTTGCTGTAAAGACGTGGGCGTATTCAGGGTTTTGATCCTGCCACTGCCGAAACCCTGCATCGTTTTTGCCGAGCGCCGGTATCATCTTGCCCGTCGTAGGGCTTTTCTTTACCGGCACCTTGAGTCCCTGCTCTGTGGCCCACTCTGCAAACTGTTTGTTGCTGGCAAGCACAGCACGCTCTAGTCCTGAGTTGTCTATCGCTTCTTTTGATTCTGCTTGTACTTGTTCTACAAACGTCTCCAGCTTGTCTGTGTTCACATGCAGGCGTGGCTCACAGAACATTCGGCAAGTCAGATCGATGAGATCCAATTCTTTCTGAGGGTAGTTAGGAAGCAGCTGCTGATAGATGGCGTAAGTCAGATCAACGTCTTGGATACAGTAGTCTGCAATGACGTCTTCGATGGCAGGTGGCAGGTCATAGGTGCCTTTGGCTGTAACCAGTTCCTCGCCTTTACGCATGGTCTCGTCTGCTGGGAAGCAGCGTATCGCTGCCTCTTTGAGCGATGCAGGCTCTCCCGGCCACCAACCACGGGACATAGCTGCAGTATCAAGGTAGTACAGAGGCTGCACGTCATACAGCTGTGTCAGTATGTAGCCGTCAAAGGATGTGTTGTGGCACAACAGGTGTGCCTTCTCCCAGTCAATGTCATCAATGACATCCTCGACTTCGTCTTCACCAAACCATTCGGTTGGGCCATCGTCGATCTTGATACCGACACCCCACACTTTGAACATGGGGTGCTTGATGTACTCCATCGTAGTCATCTTGGTCAGGCTGACCTTGGTATCGAAGTACGTCTCGAAGTCGAGTGTTACTAACATTTAGAACAGATCCTTAGCATCCTGCTTCTGTCGGTGTGCATACACGTTAGGTTCCATCTGATCGAAGTTGCGCATCAACTCGTCATACAGATCCGGCTTTCGTGTCTTGAGCCACACAAAGTTAAAGACCAAGCGATCATAGGAATTGACGTCACGGTCTAGTGACTCTTGCACCTGATCGCTTAGCTCAAAGAATTCTTCTTCTTTCATAAATCGTACACCTTGTACTAACTCTAGTCATGGATTGAAAAATTATTGGGGAGATCTACCTCGGCACGGCAGCAGTCGCTGTCCACCGTGTAAAACTTTTGCACGCTGCGCATACCCCAGAACTCGACAGGCTCATCCCACTCCAAGATCACCGGTTCACATTCTTTGTCGCACTGTGTGCAGATTGGATCGCTAGCACTCATCCCACATGTCTCCGTCTGGACTGAAAATCGACCAGCTTCCATGAGCTTCGATAGTAGAGTTATCTATCGCCAAGTCAGGTCTCTCTATTGAACTTTCTGATCCATCAATCCATGTGATATCAACGTAATCCCAAGTAACTCTACAGTGCCTCACTTGGCTCCAGTCCCAACCTGAGGGCCAGTCGAATTCCACATACGAGTCAGCCATTACTGCCTCATTGAGCGATAGGCGCACGGAATTGTAGTTTTCCAACATAGCGTCACACTGCTCTGCCATAGAGAGATCATCGTCATCGTCATCGTCATCGTCATCGTTATGACGGCGCGTTGGCTCTGGCGTTACGTTGACACGCTCGAATTCAGTACCGCATTCGGGACAAGTGTCACCGTCGTAGGCTTCGATGTAGTTAGGGCCGAGGTCGTAGCCGCACTCGTCACACGGGTTCACGGCCTCATATGTTTCTGGTGTTTCTTCTGTGGCTACTGCTCCACCCATGCGAACCTCCTGTATGGAAAGCGTTTGACTTTAACGATGCTCAGCTTCTCGTGGCGCATCGTCCGTTTCATGATGAACAGTACGACTGAGACGATGAGGCCACCGAATAGTGCAGCCATCATGCCGCTGAATGTGCCAGCAAGTGACAGCATCAAGATGGCAGTGATGGCGACATCAAAGAAGATGTCGTAGGTAATGACACGGCGGATGCCGAACTTGAATAGCAGAAACAGTAAGCCTGCTGCTGCGATTAGTCCTGCGGTGATCATTCGTCCTCCTCGTCGTCAGACTGTTGGTTGGCTAGGGTCTTCAGGTGCTCCTGTATCTGGAGAGCTATCTCCGTGAACAGTTCTAGCTCCTCGTTCTCCAGTGTCAGCTTCAGTTCCAGTTGCTTCACGGTTTACCTCGTTCAGAATTTGTTTGATGGTCAGAAAGGTCAGGACAAATTGGATTGCTTTGTCGAACACTAATTACTCCTTACGTATTCGTCGGCGTAGTCAGACTCACAACGGTCTTCATCTGCGAAAATGCCATCAAGCATTTCATCGATCAGCTGCGTATTTACGCTGTCTGGTCGTTGCGGATAGCTGTCTGGTCGTTGCGGATAGCTGTCTATATAGCTCACTGGCTCTGGCACATACTGGGGCCAGTGGTAGAACCGGCGGCCTGCGGGATCCTCTGGATCGAACTGCCGCAGAAACATGCCGACAAGAGTGACGAGGGTTACAATGTCGTAGTCCTCACTGGCGTCTTGGACAGGGCCACTGAAGTCACCAAGGCAGGGCTGAGATGTCGAAGTCATGTGCGGATGCAGAACTTCGGATCCGTCATAGCCGCCGTAGCGCTTGGATAAGCCATTGACGCTGCGGAACTTGACCCCGTGGTTGCGATCACCAATCGTGATGTCGACGTTGATAGGTGAAATCACAATAGCTTCGTTGCTACCACGGGCACAGCGCGCTATCAGTTGAGGTGTCTGATACGTGATGCGGTAGGTGTCTTCGGCAAGCCACTCCTCATGGATCTTTAGCTTAATCGAACCGTTGACGTAGTCATCACAGACAGACAGGTCACTGTCTAGCTTGTCGGTGTCAAGTGTGACGATTGCGTTAGGCATGGACTCAGCACGGTGGAGACGAAACTTCGCCTGTTGCAGGTTAGCAAGCATTTCCGCAATTATTTCTTCTTCAATTCGGCGAATCCTGCGTTCATAGTCGACAATGTCTGCCGCTAGCCGACTAAAACCGCGCGAGATCTGGTCTTTAAGCTGATCAGCTACCGATGTAGAACCGCCAGCTGCTTGCAAGAAAGGCCAGTTTGTTTTGGGCACACTGTCTAGGCAGAGGTACTCTTTTTTCAGAGGTGCAAGTTTTAGTTTGTATCTGGTTCTGGCGGCGCGTTGCTCTGCAATCGTTCTCTCGCAGTTTTCTATTTGACGTTTAGCTGCTTTGATTCCCGGTGCAGCACGATTAATTTCGAGACGCTTGCGTACTTTGAAAGCCATAGTTACTCCTTAAAGCCGAATGGATCGTTCATTAGATCGTCATACCCAACAACATCGTCATCGTCGTAGTAGCCCGGATTAATGTAGCTTGGGTAGGGATCTCCATAAGCGGGATAGTTTTGATGGCTGAACATTGACTGCTGGCGCGCTGGATACTTTCCCAGCGGTGACCCCGCTGTGGCCTTGACCACTGGCTTGTACACTTTTTTCTTGACGTTCTGCTTGATCAGCGAGTCGAGATGCTTTTTGGTTGCATCAGTCATAGGCTGCGGACGCACCATGTTCTTGACACACTGGTGTACGCAATTGCTATCGACGTCATACACATCGACTTTGCTGTCACCGAATTTGTTGTAGATGCCACGGATGAACTGCTTGCAGCCGTTCTCCAAGAACGCTTCGATCTGCTGCTCGTCTTGTCCTGACGGGCTGACGCCCATCGTGACGTGAGAGTGGCCCCAGTAGATGAGCTTGTCAGACTCGATGCCTTGCTCTTCCAGCTGAACTGCTAGCTCACAGATGGCTTCAGCATCGATGTCTGTCTCGGCACCGTGTACTTCTTGCCTAGGCACAAAGATCTGAGTGACCTCGAAGTCACCGGTCTCTTCACATTGCTCAGCGGTGCCAAGCCAGCCGACTTCTGTGCCGACTTGCTGCACAAGATAGTCGATGGATGCGGCCACTTCGGGCGTGTAGTAAACAATAGGTGGGTCAGGGTAGTCGTCGTCAAATAACTGTGTGGTCTCAGCTGTCATCGACGAACTGTCGAAACTCGCTGACTGGTTCGACCAGTAAGTAACTTTGCTCATATAGCCTCCTTGGTACAAAGCAACATGGGTTTAAAGAAGACATCGAGTTGCGCTGTCGCGCAGCCGTCGTCCAGTAAGAAGTTGATGAACTCCCACACCGCAAGGTTTGCGATGAGTGAGGCAGTGGCACCGACAGAGATGCTGGTACCACATAGGGATACTTCGCCCTCGTCATCGCTGATGAGCGAATCAAACCAAGCATCGCGCTGTGATTTGTTGACAGGGGAGAAGTGGTAGATGTTTCCGTGAGCAGCCGCCATGCGTGTCTCGAACACATGCAGCAACATGCTGTCGACACCTGTGTTCTGCGACTCCATGATCTTGCGACGAGACGCCATCGTGTCTGTCAGCAAGAACAAAAAGCCATCGAACTGGCGCTGGTCAATACGTTCATTGATGAACTGCATTGGCAGCTGGTCTTCAGGCACGCCGAGCTTGAGAGACACTAGGTTCTGCAGTGCTTTGACTTTGGGCAAGCCAATGTGGTGGTGCAGATACGCTTGGTTGGCGAGGTTGTGTGGCTCCACGATGTCGAAGTCATACACATGCAGGTTGGTCAGGCCCAACTCCACAAGTGACATGAAGACACGCGAGCCAGTAGCACCGGCACCGACGATATGGATTGGGTAATCCTTGTAATCGTATGCACGGAACACAGAGTCATGGCGTATGGTTGAAAGCATACGACCTCCAAGTCAGGTTGATAGGAACCCCCGTCGCTGGCCTCACGGACGGGGAACGTGATTCGGGATATGGCCGAATGGGTAGGGTCTAACCGTTACCTTTAGCGCCATCGCTGACGATGAGACGTGAGTTGTCACCGAGCACATCGCTCTGTGAAACTGCTGCACCGTTGAGCTTAATCTCAGTGGTGCTGCCGATCTCAATGCCTGCAGCGGATAACGCTTCAGCGACGGTTGCGCCCTGTTCCAAAACCACCTCGGTTGTGGCTCCAGGGACTTTGCCGACCTTGACGAATATCTCTGACATACCGATACCTCCTGTATCGTGTGACGGGTTGAGGGGGCCGAACTACAGGTGTCACAAACTGCAGTCCGGCACGGGGTGTTTAGTGCTTCGGATCAAAATCTAATTGGTAATCTTTGTGTACGACGCCCAGCTTTGCGTCACCGCGATGGTGCGGCTTGATCCATGTACGCCGTACGAATTCATCTGCGTCATTGCGATAGACACGCCAATGCCCACGCACTTGATGTAAGCGCTTGCCGCACGAATCGGTTCGTGGCTCATTGCCTCTCGAAATGACGCCGTCAGGTTTGGGTAAATTTATTTTGCAGCGGTGATAGCTATCGGTTGCTGTTACTCGCGGAGTCTTTGATCGTTGCTGTGGCCTAGCTGTAACGACTTCTTTATCAATCCATGGATAGTTGAGTACGCTGATTAGGCTCATGACGAATCGAAGATGGCGAAAGTGACCGGCTACGTGATCCCAGTCTTCAACTGCCTGAAGACGGTATGTCCCAACCATTAGCTTATGCATAAGCTGCGTGCGCTGAAGAACGTCGAGGTAGGGATCGATTATTTCTTCAAGGCGGTATGTTTCTAAGGCGTAGTTAAAATCTGTGATGCCGTAAGCAACACGAGAAACGATTTCACCGAAACGAGCGCGATCTGCGGGGTCAGTTATGTCATCAAGCCACTGACTAGGCGCACCTTCTTGCGAAAAAATAACAGCGTGTTCGCAAAGCGTTGACGTCATGTCGTCGAGATGACCCAGATAAAAGTGAAAGGCAATATCGCGAAGACCGGGATAGCCTTTGATTGGTTTCTCTTCCACAAGGCACGCTACTAATGTGTCAGTCAGGTCTTGCGACATAAACTCAAACCACATGTTGGGGAAGGGCATACGTAGGTTGTTGGCGATTAACGCCAGCTTTACTGGATGCTCTCTCCACACTTCCGAGTGCTGTGTGTGAATGTGGTCGTTGAGTTCTTGTCCTACGTCAAAGCGCTTAGCCATGCGTATAACTTGGGCTTCCTCTTGAGCTATTTTCTTCATAGACCTACGTTCTTGAGAGTCTTGCGCTAGCTTTCCAAAGGTAGGAATGCGAGTGCCGGGGCGAGTTAAGCCCCATTGCACTGCCGTCCATAAGTCACCGATTTCCATTACAACAGCTGCTCAAGCAGGGCGTAGACAGATACTGAGAAGAAGCACGCTGTGCCTGTGATCAAGCCAAGCTCAGTACGAGTCAGCGATTGCGGGGCTACCGTTGGCATAGCTACCGTTGGCGGAGCTGCTGCTGGAGTAGCCGGTGCAGGCACATCAGCCTCAGGCTTCTTCGCCTTGAGCTTGGCAATCGCATCACTCATGCGTGACACCTCTGTTACAGCAGTTTGTTCTGCGGATATCTTTTCTTTTAGACGCTCTCTCTGTGCCTTGAGTTTCTTGGCCCGCACTAACTGTCGCTGGCGTGTGGCTTCGTAATGCTCAAAAGAAGCAATGCGATACACCGCACGACCAAACTGTGCTTCAGTAGTTATTTTCCTACTGCTGCTGAACTTATTTTCAGCGATTACGTAACCAAGATTGACGGCGATAGACATCACATGGGTATGCGTGTCTCGGTTACTTACAAACTTCTTGCCGCCTGCCGCAGGTAGTAACTCTCGCACTTCTGCGCAAGTGGCAGTGCCACCCAATGCATCAATGGTTTCGTAGATACTGTGTACGTAGCTACCAGTTGTAGGGACAGGTGCTTTACGTCCCGGTGTTTTGATTTCTGTCACGGTCATAGGTCTGTCCTCCAGACAATTTTTCTTTTAAGGGGTGCCCCGTTGCTGACCACAGGTGGGGCAGACCTGCAGAGTGAGTGACTAACTCACCCTCTAAGTCGGCTAGGAGTAGCTGGGTCAATACTTTCGTCCAATACTTGCGCGACCAGTCACTGATGTTTGGTTGCTTAAGTATTTTGCTAACAGTTTCTACACGTTGCTTACTCATTTGATTCTCCAAACCCAAACCACGCCGTCTTTGGTGCGTTGACTGCCGCGTCTATCCAGACGCTCAAGGGCACGCAACACACCAACAGTTGTCTTTCGGTCTCTGGTTTCTACGCTGTCACCGATTTGCATTTCTTCTGCAATCAATGCGTACTCTTCGGACTCCAGAGACGAAGATCGGCGAGGCATAGGCACGTCGCGGTGGATCTTCATCGGCATATTGATATTGGGTCAGTGGTTAGGTGTTGCAGGTCAGGTCGACGGTTCACGTTGACGCATAAGATGCAGTCGCCGTTGCTGTCCCAATCGATGGTGAATGCAATGGTGTCGCCCTCTTCAGCTTGTGCTCTGAGCACAGGGGCAGGGATGTTGTAGCGCTTGTCCTTGCGGCCACCTTTGCCTGCCACCACGTTGAAGCGGATGGTGGTGCGAGTGCCGTCAAGAAACGCAAGAGGTATCTCGTGCTTGTCGCCGCGCTCCATCTCATCAAAGTTGACGCCCATGCACCGAGCAAGCGCAGCAAGTTCTTTGAAACAATCAGGGCAACCTTTCTTGAGCATGGTCTTGGTCAGCTGTTTGCTGACGGGTGGGATGAGTCTTTCAATGGTCATGTTGTTGGTCTCCTAGGCACGCCGTCCTCCCGGCGGGGGATAAAAAAGGGGAGATAGCCGAAGCTATCTCCCCGTGGTGGTTACGCGGCTGCACGCTTTCGCATGGCAGCGAGAGCGTCGACTGGGTTCACGCGATTGAGTTTGTCAACGACGTCATCCATCTGGATCTGGGCATCGCTGAAACTGTCGCAGGTACGCTGCTCAACCCACTCGTCATCGACAACCTCGGAGGGGTTGAAGTAGTGCAACTCGAAGTCAAGGCCCTCTTCGCACTGCAGCATGTTGGCTGCCATGATGTAGAGGGTATTGAAGTCGGCGTCGACTACGTCTGGGATATGCTCTATATCGACAGAAACACCAGTCTCTTCACGAGCTTTCTCCGTGGGGTCGCAGCCGTACACTTCTTCAGGCAGGTGATAGCTCTTCAGTACACGGCGTGCGTTCCAGCAAACCTTGTCCATGAGATCTTGCATGTAGCCAAGGATCTGAATCGCGTAGTACTCAGAGTCTTCGTCGAATGCGACAGCCAGCGCCTGAAACACGCGATCCTGAAAGTCACCGTCAAAGCTGTCGATGTGTTTGGCTAGCTTGGCTTTCTTGCCAGAGCGTTCAGGCAATGAAGCAGCAGCGGCAGGGATGAATGATTGTGATGCGTCAAAATTGGTCATGGTACCTCCTGTACCTAAGTTGATTGATGAGCGTCATGCTCAAGAGTGAAACCGACTGAGTCCTCAGAATGAGAACTCATAAATATCAGCTTCTGACAAAATGGTACAGAGTGTACTAGATTGCCCCAAACGAAAGTCAAAGGGAAGCGCTGGCTCTGAATAGTCGTGGTCAACGACATCAGGCCAAGGCTGTTGATGTAAATTCAAAGGTTGGTAGTCACTGGTCATAGCGTCTCCTGGTTACGAGTGTTTGTGCGCTGCGATCAGCCGGGACTGAACAAGCTGCACGATGGGATCGTTCTGTTTGCCGTGGTCATAAGCACTAGCTAATGCTTCAACAAACAAGGTACGAGCTTTAGGGTTTTTCATTGGATCTCCTTGATCTAATGGTGAAGTAAGCGAGGCCGACAACAGCCACGCCGATGAGTACGTAGAACAGCGCTGAATACAGAGCCATTACTACGGGGAATAGGGCTGCTGCGATCAACAGCCCAAGAAACAAACGAAAGGTCATAACTCATTCCTAAAAGTAATTGAATGTACAAATACCACCGACTTCTATGAGCGAAGCGAATAGATGTGTGCCATGTGTGCCAGCTAGCGGTGGGTGTGTGCCAGATTGTGTGCCACCTAGAATTAGGGTTAAGTGCTTGATTAATATAGATAAAGTGGAATGTGTGCCATGTGTGTCATGATTTTAGGGGTCTATTAGACCTAAACAAAAAATCAAAAAAGCACACATGTAAAAAAACGAAGTTGAAAAATGTAAACACACATGTCACACATGACACACAAACAGGTGTTTTGTTAATGGAATCAACGAGTTAAGTGTGTGCCAAATTGTGTGCCACGTAATTTTGGAAGGTGACACACATGACACACACCTGCACGTCGTTGGGTCACGGTACAAGTGGCACGTCGTTAGCCAGCGTTGGTATAAAAAAAGAGGCCCGAAGGCCCCTTAGGTTAGCGTCTGTAGTATGCGTCAGCGTCTACATATGCAGAGACCGTGGTGTTGGTCTCGATGGCGTCGATTGAATCGTCCATGTCCATGACCATGAGGGTGATGAGACCCACCATGATGTCCGATGGATTTTCTTTGGCGTACTGAAGAGCCTTGTCTCCGAGTTCCTTGACCTTGGCTTTGTTCTCTTCGGTTGCGTACTGAGTCTTGAGTGCCAGTGCTTTGGCTTTTAGTTTAGCGATCATGATTAGGATTCTCCTTCTGCTGCTAGTCTTCCGGTGCGGGGTGTTATCCACCACAGTGAGAACGGTGTTTCATCGGAACATATGATGAGGTTGTCTTCCCATTTGTTCTTGATGCAGATGTAGTCGTCGGGTATGGCGAGGTCTTCGGCGTACATGGCTTCACGCATGTAGTAGTGATTAGCGATTGTTAGGCCGATTACGGTTGAAATGAAAAGGATTGCGAAGGTTGTTGATTTACTGATCATCGGTTAAGTCCTCGTAAATTGATGATGATGTAAGGGCCATGAGGCATATCAGAATCCCGATAATGGCACCTGCAAGCATTGGGTTGAGAGAGATATTGACTGTGACGCCAATCCAGTTGAATCCAGCGATGATTAGCAGAACCAGAATAGGCCCGCTAATTAAAAGTGTTAGTAACCGTAACATGGTAATTACCCCCTTACCTTTGTGTAGAACTTAGTGTTGATGGATGCTCGGTTGGTTATGTGAGCGATGATTTGTTCGATGGAGCGGCCACACTTGGCTTGCTCGCGTACTGTCTGCGGATGCAGGCGATATACGTTGCCGGAAGCTGACTGAACATAGATTGCTGTCTTGTTCTTCTTACCTACCCGAACCATCGATACCTTGGCTTGTGCCATGTCTTTTCTCCTATGGTTAATGACAACAACACAACCGACTGCCGACGAGGGACGAGGAGGGGGGTACCAGATCTAAGGTTCCAAACATCTAATGCGAAACAAGGTTCCAATGTGCGAATCCGGGGATGGGGTACGACGGCTGGGGAACAGGGAGATGATGTCTCAGCGATTCAGAAAAGATTTTTCAAATTTTTTTTCTAAGAAAAATGGCCGCCGTGCCCACCTAAATCTATTTCTTAGTTTTATTACAGACAGTGATTATTACTTTAAGTGTAAAAGTGGCGGCCACGGTGGGCACGGCGGCCATATAAGCCGCTTGTGCATAAATAGTACACCTTGTACGATCCGCACATGACAAAGGTGAGAATGATGTCCATCGAGGGCTTGGATCACTGCATTGTAGGTGTGGGCTTGTCTGCGTCCGGCGACGAAGTCCTAGTTTACGATGGCCGAAAAGTTGAGGAACACATCTCGGTCACAACGATACTGGCTAAAGTGCAGGCAGCAGGCCAACAGGATCACTCACCGCTATTCGTTTTCTTTGACGAGGATGTTCGTGGAGAAGTCATCGACGCAATCAGAGAGCCTGAACACTATCACTGACGTCACCGAGTTTGAGTCTCATATCCCTTATATGGGTTTGAACATTGGTGATCTGACGGTGCAGCAAGAAAAGCTCGTGATGTTGGTACTCAGTGGTATGACCATCGCCGCCGCAGGTCGCGGGGCGGGGTATGCCAGTTCGACTGCGGTATATGACGCGCTCAAGCGGCCTCGTGTGAAACAAGCGATGGATTACTTTCGCGAGCAGATGCGTGAAGACGTCAAGTTCACTCGTGCCAATGCTCATGTCATGTACATGGATGCTTACACCGCATCGGCCACAGCTACCGAGATGAAGAACACGGTAGACAGTCTGGTCAAGTTACATGGCCTGACCGCTCCAGAGAACGCAACTCAAGTAAACATAAACATAGATGCCACGCCCAAGCAGTTGGAGCGTATGTCAGATGAAGAGTTGTTGAAGATCGCAGGTAAGGACACCGCGTATCTGGAGCCTAGCTCTGATGCATGACGTCCCAATGCAGGAGTGTAAGCGGTGCAAGAACCTGCACCCCGAGACTTTGTATTCAGGGCGCGACGGTTTTTGTGTGTATTGCAAAGCGGATGAGGTTGAAGCGATCCCCGCTGCTGCACCACCAGTAGAAGAAGAGCAGGTTGCTCAGTCTGTAGAGGAGAAAGCCAAAGCAGAGTTAGCGCTCCGGTTTCTGACACGCAAGCGATTGCTGCCATTTGTTGAGCGCTTTAGCCCCGATTACCAAGCAGGGTGGGTGCATAAAGATGTCTGTAGACGACTTGAAGAGTTCAGTAAAAAAGTTGTGGCAAAAGAGTCGCCTCGACTCATGCTTTTCTTACCTCCGCGACACGGCAAGTCAACTTTGGCGAGCATCGCGTTTCCGGCTTGGCACCTTGGCAGGAACCCACAGCACGAGTTTATTTCGTGTTCGTACTCGGGTTCGCTTGCTATGGGATTCAGTCGAAAGGTTCGTGGACTTCTTAGAGAGCCAAGCTACAAAACAGCTTTCCAAACTCGTCTCGATCCAGAGTCGCAGTCTGCGGAGGCTTGGCTTACTACTAACGGCGGTGGCTTCGTTGCTGCTGGTGTTGGTGGTGGTATCACAGGTAAGGGCGCTCATGTTCTCGTGATCGATGATCCAGTAAAGAACCGTGAAGATGCCGAAAGCCAAAACAACAGAGACGCAAACTGGGACTGGTACACCTCAACGGCTTATACCCGTTTGGCTCCAGGTGGTGGCGTGTTGGTTATTCTTACTCGTTGGCACGATGACGATCTTGCGGGTCGCTTATTAAAGGCGACGGGTGAAGGTGGCGATGATTGGGAAGTGGTGCGCTATCCGGCCATCGCTGAAGACGATGAAGAGTTTCGTGAGGCCGGTGAGCCTTTGCATCCAGAGCGCTATGACTTTGATTCGCTTGAGCGCATCCGACGAGCAGTCGGGCCACGGGATTGGTCGGCACTGTATCAGCAGAATCCGGTTGCCGATGACGGTGACTACTTTACTCGGCAGATGATCCAGTACTACGAGCCTGAAGAAGTGGACTTAGATGAGATGCGTTATTACTGCGCATGGGACTTAGCGATTGGAAAGAATGACCGTAACGACTATTCAGTCGGGATGGTGATCGGTGTCAACGATATGGACGAGTTGTTCATTGTTGATGTGGTGCGGGGCCGGTTTGACGGCTTCGAGATTGTTGAACGGATTCTGGATCTTTACGAAGAGTGGAAACCGTCAATGATCGGCATAGAGAAGGGTCATATTGAGATGGCCCTAGGCCCGTTCTTGGAGAAACGTATTCGAGAGCGCGGGTTGTACGAGGCATACATAAAGGACTTAAAGACAGGACGTCGGGATAAAGAGGCACGAGCGCGTGCCATTCAAGGTCGTATGCAACAGGGCATGGTGTATTTCCCACGCGATGCCATTTTTTCTGGGCCGCTGGTAGCAGAGATGCTGCGTTTTCCAAACGGGTTACACGATGACCAAGTGGACGCGCTGGCATGGCTGGGTCTGATGATGACCGAGTTCGCTTCCTATCAGGCTCCTGTCTACAAAGAACCTTCTTGGCGTGATCGGCTCGACTACCTGACAGCTACGCCCAAATCTAAATCAGCAATGAGTGCCTAGCTATGGCCCACCATAAAGAAATGAAAAACCTAACTCCGTCTGAAGAGATGGAGATTGCCAGCACACAGTACGACCGCTATGTGCGTGCGCGTGATAACGGGCACCTTGAATACATCAACATGGCGAAGAAGTGTGATGCGTTCTATCAGGGTGAGCAGTGGGATCTGTCTGACGTATCGATGCTGGATTCTGAAGGGCGTCCGGCGCTGACGATCAACACGATTCTGCCAACGATCAATACTGTGTTGGGTGAGCAGTCTACCCGCCGTGCGGACATTCAGTTCAAGCCTCGCCGTGGCGGCGATGAAGAGGTCGCGCATACGCTGAACAAGCTGTACATGCAGATTGCCGACAACAATAAGTTGGATTGGGTAGAGCAGCAGGTATTCAGCGACGGTCTGATTATGGATGGTCGCGGATACTTTGACGTGCGCATGGACTTTAGTGACCACGTTGAAGGTGAGATACGTATCACGGCAAAAGACCCGCTGGATATTTTGTTAGATCCAGATGCTAAGGACTATGACCCCAAGACATGGAACGAGATCTTCGAGACCAAGTGGATGACGCTTGATGACATCGAAGAGATGTACGGCGAAGACAAGGCAGAAGAACTGCAGTTTATTGCTGAGAACGGCAACTCGTTTGGCCGTGACTCGGTTGAGTATGAAGAGACGCGGTACGGTGACACTGAGTCGATGGACGACTACCTGCATTCGGCGGGTTACAACGACGATGACTATCGCAACGTAAAGTCGCTGCGCGTCATTGAGCGGCAGCATAAGAAGATCACTCGTGTGCAGTGCTACGTTGACCCGGATACAGGTGATCAGCGTCCGGTGCCGGAAGCATGGAACGAGCGTAAGGCGAAGTCGTTTGCCAAGAAGTACGGACTTTCGATCATCAGCAAGATGCAGAAGAAGGTTCGCTGGACAGTGACCTGCGACAAAGTGGTCTTACACGATGACTGGTCGCCCTATGCTGGCTTTACGATTGTTCCTTACTTTGCGTATTTCCGCCGTGGCCGTCCGTTTGGCATGGTGCGAAACCTGCTTTCTCCGCAGGAGCAGCTGAACAAGATCAGCAGTCAGGAGCTACACATTGTGAACACCACCGCCAACAGTGGTTGGATGGTGGAGTCTGGGTCTTTGGTGGGTATGACACCGGATGACTTGGAAGAGCATGGTGCAGAGACGGGTCTGGTTATTGAGTATGCGCGTGGCACAAACCCGCCATCTAAGATTCAGGCAAACACTATTCCTACCGGCCTAGACCGCATCGGACAGAAAGCTGCGGCAAACATTCAGGCGATCAGTGGCATCAACGAATCGATGCTAGGTACTGACAGTGCCGAGGTATCGGGTATTGCGATCCGTGCCAAGCAGAACCGTGGCGCGATCATGATTCAGGTGCCGCTGGATAACTTGCGTAAGACCCGTCACTACTTGGCTGAAAAGATGCTGGAGTTGATTCAGACCTTTTATAGCGAGACTCGTGTCATTCAAGTGACCAATGACGAAGATCCGCTAAAGCCGCGCGAGCCAATGGTGATCAACGAGATGACGCCTGAAGGCGAAATCATCAACGACCTGACCATAGGAGAGTACGACGTAGTCGTTGCGACGGCTCCCGCTCGTGATTCATTCGACGAGGTGCAGTTCGCAGAAGCGCTAAACCTGCGACAAGTCGGCGTTGCGATCCCCGATGACGCGATCATTGAGTACTCGCACCTTGCTAAGAAGGGTGAGCTTGCCAAGCGTATCCGCATGATGACTGGTATTGAGAAGTCACCAGAGCAGATGGAGGCCGCGATGATGGTTCAGCAGATGCAAATGCAAGAAGCGCAGCTTGAACTGGCGAAACTGGAGGCCGAGGTACAGAAACTCGGCTCTGAAGCAGCTGTCAATGTAGCGAAAGCTCAGACCACGGCGGCTGGGCCAGACATCCAGATCGCTGAACTGCAAGGAAAGATCGAAATGAAGATGCAAGAACTGCAACTTCGTAGAGAGCTTGCTGATCTGACAAACGAAGTCAGGACAAATCAGCAACAAACCGCAGCCGCTGCACGAATTGCTGCCACAGCAATGCAGACCGGTGCGAAAACAAGTAATGCCCAATAGGAGTTATTAATGGCTGAGCAACAGGAAGATGTGAACTTTGATGTAATGCCTGGGGCTGATGCACCTGAACCGGTGCAAGAGAAGCTCGACTTAAATTTTGGCCTCGGTGAAGAGCCAGAAGAAGAGGAAGATGCCGAAGAAGTCGAAGAGACGGAAGCGGTAGCCGAAGCGGAGCCGGAAGAAGAGGTAGCAGAAGAAGCCGATGAAGACGACGAAGAGGAATCGGCTGAACCGGATACTGAAGAAGAAGAATCTACCGCTGAAGCGCCCGAAGAAGTTACCCCCGAACCCGAACCCGTAGAGGAAACGCCTAAAAAAGCCAAGATGGTGCCCAAGTCACGGCTTGACGAGGTACTGGCAAAGCAGAAAGCACTGCAAAAGCAGCTGGATGACATGAAAGCTGCCCAAGAAGTGCAGGAAAATGCGCCCGACGACTACGATTTTGCGGCAAAAGAGGTCGAATACCAGACTTTGGTGCTCGATGGCGAGTCAGACAAGGCTGCGGCACTGCGTCAAGAGATGCGAAAAGCCGAAAAAGAGCAGATGGCCTATGAAATGCGCCAAGAAATGACGCAAACCGTGGCCCAAAGCCAGCAAGCAACCGCTTTACAGACCGCAGCAGCTGACTTAGAGGCTAATTTCCCGGTATTTGATCAGAATTCCGAGGTCTACAACGCCGAATACACCCAAGAAGTCATTGATTTGCGTGATGCGTTCATAACACAGGGTTTCGGAGCGGTAGACGCGCTGTCAAAAGCAGCCAATTTCGTAATTAAGAGCAACGATTTGGCCGAAACCACGTTAGACACAGAGTCTGCACTGGCTTCAACCAAGGCGCCTACAGGTAATGCAGACGAAGTAGCCAAAAAACGGGCACAAGTAAGCAAAAAGCTGAAGGCGGCAGAAGCTCAACCACCCGAACTGCCCGGAGAAAGCTCCGCAAACCGTGGTGAGAAGACATTAGACGTAGCTTCAATGACTGAAGAAGAGTTTTCAGCGCTACCGGAGGCCACATTGAAGCGGCTTCGGGGCGATATTCT